AAAGAATTACTAAGGTTTATAGATGGAAGGAGGCATAATTGCCACTACTTGGAATTGTATGTTTAGTCCTTTGGTTGGTAAACATGGCTTTACTAGGTCTAGGCTTTCTTCTTTACCGTCCAAAGCGTACTGAACCGCAAAAGTCACCAATGGCTGAGTTTAAGATTTCCGCCGTTAAGGTTGGATCTACTATCCCGGTAGTGTTTGGAATTGCCAAAGTAGGTGGTCTCATCATTGAGTGGGGTGATTGGCAAACTATAGCACACAGACAGACATTTAAAGCGGGGAAATAAGATGGGTGGTGGCGGCAAAAAGATGACAGTAACAACCTACACCTACAGGTGTAGGTTTGCTGTTGCTATTAGCTTTGGTCCGATTGATGAGTTTGTTCGCCTAGACTATAACTCTGACTTTAAGAACTATAATAACACTGGGCCCACCAGCATGGCCTTTGATACTGGAGAGTCCTTACTTAGCGGAACTTTCTATTTTGGAACTGATTCGCAAGGGGCAGATTCAAGTCTGCAAAAAATGCATGGTAGTGATACGCTATACTATCGACATATTGCGTACGCAAGCTTCTACTGCGATTTAGGTCAAGCTCCTTCAATGCCCGCTACAGCCTTTACCCTTTGTAGATATTACTGCCCTCTTAGCGGTATCGATGGTTATAATACATTTGGTGGCTCGTTAGGACTCAACGCAGTTCAAATCCTCTACGATTTACTGACAAACCGTTTTTATGGGTTTGGGTTATCCTCAGCAATCATTGATGAGGCCTCCTTTAGAAATGCTGGTGTACGCTTATATAACGAGGGTATAGGCGTGGGTACCACTATTTCTGGAGGGGAACTATATAATACAATTAGGGCCGTACTTGATTGGATTGACGCTGAAATGGTTTACGATGAGGTTTATGGAAAGATTAAACTCGTTTTAAGAAGAAAGGACTACAACTGGGAAGACCTTCCAGAAGTAACAGATAGTGATATGAAGGCGCAGTCCTTCGAACTCAATCGCACCTCTTGGTATGCAACCAAGAATGTCATTTACGCAAACTTTCTTGATATTGCCCGTGAGTGCGATCAAAACTGTGTTTACACCGAAGACCTCGGAAACTTCAACATCACCGGAAATTTGAGAGTGCAAGAGTTTAACTTTGACATCTTTACGAACAGCTCCACTGCTCAAGTTGTCTGTAACAGGATGTTACACAAGCACTCCTACCCCTTCGCAAAAGTTGTCTTCGAGTGCTTCGGGTCCGTCGGCGACTCGCTTGAAATCTTCGGACCTTTTCGTCTATACCATGCTTACTACGGAGTTTGGGGAGCAGTATATCGAACAGTCGAAAAAAGACGCCAAGGTCCCAATCTTTGGAAGATTGAAGCGGTTGAAGAGCAATTTCCTCCCGCATCATTATTGACAGCCCAAGCAGAGATTCCCTATGTAAATCCGGGCTACTGGGATCCCCAATCTGTTGAGTGGAATTACAGAGTAGTAGAGACACCCTATAGAGGCGTGCTAGTTTTAGGCTACTCCGATGATCAAAATCCTGGGCATACTACCCTAGATGCATTCGGTGTGAATACAGACTATTGTGCTAACGAAGTTGCTTATGCTTGTATTGGCAGGTTGAAAACTGAGGTCAGTTACCATGGCGCCGCCAACATTTATCTCGCTCCAGATAAACACTTTGTTTCAGACAATCCGGCCGATATCGATTACATCATGATCGAAGATGAAATTATCAAGGTGACAAATCAGTCCGCATCGGAAGATGAGATTTACTATTATGGGGCAGAAGCGAGTAGATCTATTGAAGATACATCACATCCGGTTTATCAAGAAGGAGAGCCCGATTACTATGCGATAGGTACTCGAGTCTACGCCATCGAGTGTCGTGCCTTTTTAACTGACAACCTCACTCCAGACACAATGTATAACCTTACACTTACTCCTCACTACCTATATCCCAAACCGTATTATTATTCTGACGACGCTAAAACTTTCTTGTGGTGGTATCAAGGGCTAATTTTAAAGCCAACGTCACCTAACTGGATTGGGGGAATTGGAAGCTGGAACCAAGACTTTGATATTACTTGGGTGAGAGAAAGTAGAGAACATCCCCAGCCAACTCCTTGTGATGGATTAGTTTCCTACCCTATGGAGCAAGGCACTGTCAATGGAATAGCTACTTGGCAAGACCAGATTTTGGGTTGGAAGATTACGCACACTCTAAAAGGGGGCACAACAAGCTGTCTTACTCTTTACTCAGATCCATCCCCCAATAAATGTACGTCGAAGTTTGCAGACAGAATGGCTGCGGGCTTGAGCAATCAATTTACTATCCATGTTTATGCAAGAGGAGTTAAGGGATTCGATTCGGTTGAGAAGAGTGATCCCCTATGGACGTCTTGGGCAAAGGTTGGTTGGTAATCTAAGGAGGAGTTGCAATGCCTATTAATTTACCCCAGTTTAATGTGAAGCGGTTCTCAATTGGACCAGCTATCATGTATGTGGGAGCCCCTGGCGTAGTTCCAAATACTGACTTAGGAGCGGTAACTGAAGTCGCGGTTAAGGTGACCACCGAAAGTAATAAATTTCTTTTGGGCGTCCCCGCCTCTCCTCAGTGGTATCGTTTTAAGACTGTTGAAGTTCTTCTCTCAGTTAAAGGACTTGAATGGAATCTTAACACTATAAGAAAGGTCATGGGAGGATACTATCTTCAAGAAACTGTAGGAAATACCGACGTTCAAACCCTCTTTGGAACGTTTGAATATGTCGACTCATTTTCAATCCGTGTTCTTCACAAAACTCCCGCAGGGGGGACAATCACTCTTGATATATTCCGAGCTCTTCCGGGAGGTGGCTTCGATATTTCTTTTGGATCTAAAGTGCATGAAATTCCATATACGTTCCATGCGATTTCTTCTACTACTGACTTCGATGGAAATGCTCTTCCCCCAAATACTTCCTTTAAGTTAAAGTTGGAGACGCCTAATGGCTAACCTCGTGATGTGTGGTTGGGAGTGGGGGACTATTCGTGAGGCGAGTGGCTGGGAGTACTCTGTCAGTGAGGATAGCATCAAAACTAATAAAGTACGCAGCGGAGAATACTCCTGCCAAATCGGAATTTATGATCATGTATACTTTTCCATCCCATCCCCAGGAACACATGGACTTAGTGAAGTTTATGTCCAATTTGCGGTACTCTTTGATTCTATCTTGGGGATGGGGGGGTTATTTTTTAGGTGGAAGGGACAGCAGGGTAATACCCAACTGGGCTACATGACAGTTGGCTCAAACGGCCAGGTTTTAATTTATACTGGATGTTCAGGTACAGCTACTGCTATTGAACATCCTTCGGCCGCAGATGTTTTGCGTCTCGCGAGTCACACTAGACTCCTCACTGATGTTTGGTACGTCTTTGAACTTTACATTAAAAGTGACCACACCTCAGGAATTATTACAATGAAGATCGATGGTAATATTGAAGGAACGTTTTACGGAGATACTATGAACGCCATGCCTACAGGTCATGGTGATTATATGACCGACACCCTCGACTTCTATAATTTCAATGGAATGTACTTTGACGATGTCATTGTAAACGACACAGACTCTGGTTGGCCTGGCTGTCAAAAAGTAGTTCTTCTCCGCCCCGATGAAAATGGGGATATGATTGAGTGGTCTAAGACTCATGACTACGATAACTACGAACACGTCAATGAAGTTCCTATGAGTACGGTCGATTACGTTTACACTACTCAATTGAATGAAACTGACTTATATAAATTAGAACGACTACCTGACGAGGCTTGGGAGATTGCGACGGTGAGAGGAGATGCTTGGTGCATTAAAAATAGCGCGTCGCAATCTCAAAACGCCAGCATAGCTTTTGCGTTAAAGAACGGAGTGACAACTGTTTCAGACGTATTCGTTTCTACAACTCAAAATATGTACCTGACGTGGACATTAGTCTCATATGCATGGGACTTGACAAATCCTGACACGGGATACATTTGGACTGTTGACGATATTAATATCATCCAGGCCGGAATCGTATCAGAATAAATGATCAATGATTTCTACCTCGATTCCTCTTGCTACGCTCAATATCAGTTTGAAGAGGGATACCTATTCGAAGATTCTCGCAGCACCAACACGCTTACGAATTTTGGTGTAGAATCTACGACTGGATCTGGTAGTTACAAAGAAGGCTACGGCGCCGCTGTTTTCCACAAATCAGAAAGTCAGTACCTTAAAATTGAAGATTCAGACCTTTGTGAAGGCTTTCCATTAAAATGGAAAGCTAGTCCCACCGACCGATTCGAAACTCCAAATATTGCCTCCTTTTGTTTCTGGTACTTTCCAATCACTGTAGATGGCATTCAAACCATCGTAGCAAAATCTAACCACGCAGATAAGAGATGTTTTGAACTGCTGGCAGTTGACGGTGTCCTGTACTTACTATGGGGTTATAGTGATCAGGGCGTTGCAGCGATTACAATTAACACCGAGTTTACGTTTACTCAAGAGTATTGGTATCATGTCGGAGTTTCAATTAATGGACCTAACGCGTGTGC